AGTGCTACAGGCGATGTGGACCCAACACTCAAAGATCTTCTCAATGTTGTTAATAATGTGCCATATGTGCCAGCTCAAGCAGCTCTTGAAGATAAAGGAAAAACACCTGTTATGGCACGTTTAGTAGTAGCAACAACCAATGCCGCTGATTTGAACGCCCATGAATATTTTCATTGTCCCCTAGCTGTGAGACGTCGTCTGCCATTTATTGTGCATGTTCAGCCTAAAGCTGAATATTTACATGAAAATGGTAGGTTCATCGATCCCACTAAGTTACCAGTAGAACACACGGGTTATCCTAACTTTTGGGTTATAACAGTCCAAAAACTGATTCCCGTCAATCAAGGTAACCGAGATTGGGCGAAGTTAGAAACAGTCCACATATATGATGACGTTATGGAGTTCCTAAAATTTTATGGACAAGCTGCACGTGATCATGAAAGTAATCAAGATAAAAGTATGACTTGTGATGACTTTATGAAAGAAATTTCAGTGTGCCCGTGCTGTATGAATGTTTCAACTATGTGTGAGTGTTCCTTACAATCTGAAAGTAAAAGTGCTGATGCATTTTTAGATTGGTTTGTATATTGGATGGTCACATTTATTCTTTGGTTATATAGTTTTAAGTTTGTTAAAACACTATGTAAGCCAATGTTGAAAAAACGTATCGTGCGTTACGCCACCATTAAGATATGTTTACCTTTTTTAACAAGGGAGCAACAGGTGCAGATGATGGGTTATTTCAATACACCACAATTTACCACCGTCAAAAAGAATACTCTTATGATGTTATCACTTGTTGGTTTCGCTTTGTCAGGATTTTTGTTATCTAAACAGTATCTATTTCGTGAAACTAAAACTACAAATAATATTGTGGAAAAAGAAGAATACATGGAAGTAGTCTTAGACGGTCACAAAAGACGTGTCGCCAAGAAATGTTTGTATTCTATCATTGAAGACTTAGATAATGAAGAATATGTAGAAGTTGACTTTGATGGGCAGAAAAAACGTGTTGTAAAACGGTTTTTAGAGTCCGTTGTGGAAGATGGTGATTTGGAACCACAAGGTAATATTTACGGTAGCGTTGAATCACAGTTGGCTAAAGAGGAATCTCAGAATGTCTGGTATACATCAACCGTTGAGTTGACCAATTTTGACATGCCACTGGCTTCGACAAGTCTAGTAGGAAAAAATATATATGACCTACGTGATGCTTTCCAGAAGAATTGTATTCGATTGGATATTGAAGCTTTGAGTTCTGGACGCAAGTGTCGTACTGGTGGTGTTATGCTAACAGGACAAATTTGTCTGTTCAACAATCATGTGTTAAAGGATGATGAGGAATTTGAAGTTACTGTAATTCAAACTAATCCTATAGCTGGATTGACTTCAAACATTAAATTTCGTATTCACACCCGTGATATGATACATGACAAAGGACGTGATTTGAGTATGATGTTGGTGAAATCTTTACCACCATTCAAAGATATCACGAAATTTTGGGTTGAAGAAGAGATACCAGTTCATAGATTGTGTATGCTCAAGAGAGAGAATGACGCCACTATGCGAGTGATGGATATACATGGTGTTGTATTACAACACGATTTTCCAATTGAAGCACTTGGTATAAAAGTCACCATGCTAATGGGGATGGCACCTTCACCTACACAACCTGGTGATTGTGGCTCACTAGCAATAGC